TCCTCTTCTGACTCCTCCTCAGAATCTTCATCGGAATCCTCTTCAACTTCAGATTCTTCCTCCAACTCCTCGGAAACCTCGTCCAATGATTCGTCTTGAGTTTCCTCAGTAGACTCTTCAACTTCTGTAGGTTCGCTTGCCTCGGCTTCTGGTTTGGCCTCTTCAGGCTCCAAGATTCCAAGGAAAGCATTTTGCGCTTCTGAAATACTACCGGGTTCTACAGGGCGCGGGTCAATGGTATCTGCCATTAATTTTTTCTCCTTTTAGATGTGATATTCTTTGAGTTTCTTTGCCATCTCTCCAGTTTCAATAATACTGGTTAGATGAAGGCGTATCCGCTCTAAGAGTCGTAAAGAAAGCCATGCTTGTTCTCTGGCTTCCACTTCATCAATACTTGTACTTATCCAAGTGTTGTGAATGTTTTCTGCTAAAAGGTCAAATGCTTCGTTGTATAGTGGGTCGTTGAGCAGGCGGTTCGCTTGTTGCTCTCGTTGTTCGGTCATGTTTATCCTATGGCTACTGGCCTATTTTGTTGTGCTTCTAGTGAAAGTTCTGCGGCTTTTAACTGATTGCTTACAGCGTCATCTGCGGCCTCCTGTTGGACTTTCATCATTTTAACTTGGAGTTCACCTTGCTTAATCTCTAGTTCTTTTGCTTTGTTCTGCAACTCCATCTGTTGCATCTGTTGCTCTGGAGTAGGTTGTTGTGGCTGTGGTGGAGGCGGTGGAGTTAAGAAGTCATCGACGTTCTGGTATCCCATAGCCTTTACAAGAGCCGAACCAAGGTTGTACATATTCTGTGGTGTTACAATAGGTAATCCACCTCTCATGGCATCTGCCGCAAATGAAAGCATCTGTGATAGATGAGCCATCTGTTGATCTTTAGAGCCATTACCCAAGGCAACCGAGACAGTACAGTCCATCTTGTCATTCCACATATCAGGGCGTACTTGTACCCATTCATTGCGTAACATAACAACACGTTCCTTGTCTTGGTTTTTTAGCAGGAGTTCGTAGATTTTATTCATTAACTCCTTAACGCCTGTCTCTGCGAACTGACGGGCAATTAACTCAACCCTACTCTGGGCATTGGTCATCACCGCATTCACCGCTGTGGCCGTTGTGTGGCTTGTGAGAGCGTCTGCGTTAACACCCTGTGTATTTTTGTTTACACCAGACCTTGCCTCCCTTACCTCGTCTAAGTATCCAAGCATCTGGAATGAGTATGGCTCAAGAGGAGGGGTAGCCAAGGGCATAACTGCATTGGGTGATTTAACCCTAACAATACCGCCCGGACGTTGTGTAAGAAGGTCATCAAGGTTAGCCTGACCCTCTAATACAGCGTATCGACCAAAGTTCTGGTTGTATGCATTGTCCATCAGGTTACGCATAAGCGTAGATTTGATGAGTTGCAAGTCCATTACTAGGTCTGCAATAGATAAACCAAAAAACTTGTGTGGTATTTTAAGGGGAGTAATGCTAACAAATGGCTTGTTATCTACCTCTTCATTAGAGAATATGTAGTCACCCACATGACAAATCTTTCTGAGTTCGGCAATACCGTCTTCATTATAATCTGTCTTTATGAATGACTCATGTAACCAATATTCTCTTAATGCTTCCTCTTCTGCACCACCCCAACCATAATTACTGGAGTCATCAAACTCGTATCGGGCTAGTCGTTCAGCATTGTAAGTCTCTGCATCGTACCCTGCACCTAATTCTTCTGGGTCAAAGTCCTGATCGGGGTACATCTGCCGCAGTTCTGATACCGTCTTCCTGACTCTATGGCATACAAATCGTGCTTCATTAATACTCTTTGCTTCTTTTGAAATTAAAAATTCATCAGGTGGTACATTTTCTATACAAATCTTGCCATTAGTTTCTTGTCGGATAACCACAATGTTGTATAAAGTTTCATCTAGGTAAACTTCTTCACGCTCAATGACCTCTATATCAGGATTACTAATAAGAACGTCATGCTCCATCTGGGTAAGGTTATGGTATTCCTCACGTTGTGGGTCTGGGTACTCATCCCACCATACTTTTACAATACCATTCTTCTGTAGGAGTGCATCATGGAACCATGAATACAGAATCTCCCAACCGTTATTGTCCTTAGAGAATACATAATTAACGTAATCAGTGGCTTGTTCAGCCGTCTTTACGTCCTCTGGGCCATGTGGTGTGAACTTAACAAACTCGTCACCAGAGCCAAAGATACGCATAAGACTAGGCTTAATCCACTCGATAGTGTCTTGTACAGTAGAGTCAACGTACTGACTTCTGCCTTCTACTTCATTGCCAAAGGGTAGCGCATAGTAATACTCTTGCGCTTTTTCCCTTTGTTCTGATACTTCGCCATCATATCCAATAGCATCAGTTATTTCTGATCGGATTCTGGACAGCAGTTCTTCTTCGTCAGACAATGCCATATTCTCCATAATTTATATCGTTAGTCCAAGTAGGGTCTGAACCTGCGATAGCGTGTCGTTGTGATTGGAAAGCGTAACGTGTGGCTGACATCAGGTCATCCCTGATAGCAACTACCTTGTTATCCTTCCTGTGATACATTCTGTATTCTTCAAACCAGTCTGTCAGGGTGCTGAATACTTTAAACTTACCGGCTTCCATGCTCTGTAGCATAGCCATAAGCCCTTCTTCTACTGAGTTAGAGCCTTTTGTTTGGCCTAGTCCCGGTGGATTGTGGAAGTGATCTAGTGTAAAGTTACACCCATGACCCCTGTACTGTTCTGCTAGGCCGGGGTTTCCCATGCTATCTCTACGGTTTCCATCATGTGGGTAGACAATAGGAATAAAACTAGGTCGTTGTTTTATAACGCTTGCGTGTACGCTAGGACTTGCTTTGGATGCCCTATAGCAATCATAGATGTAGAAAGTATCTTCTTCCTGATCTATAGCACACCACACTACTGCGGTAGGGTGATCCCACCCAAAATCTATAGCGGCTACTCTAGGCCAATGATCCTCTATTACGATAGGATTAATCATTAGATCCTCTTCGTTTACAGGAAATATCAGACCGGAACCAATAGTAGGTCTACCGTATCTACGCATTTCTCTTTCGTGAGGAGCATATGCACTGAGAATCTGTGTCATCACGTCTTCAGAAAGGTGTCCATCCTGCCCTTTCATGGACTTTATCTTCTCACTGGCATCATCCCAAGTAGCATTGGTGAGGCTCTGACCCTTCTGTATACGGTTCATAAAACTTGCTACAGTCTCTGTCATGCCCTGTTCTGGTGTGAAGGTCATGTAAACCATGCCTCTTCTATCCAGAGTTCGTGTAACGGCTTGAGAATAGAGTTCCCTACTAGGTTCCTCGTCTAGCCATACCACGTCAACAGAGCGTCCCTGCCACTTGTCTACACCCATCTCGTAGGCTTTAAAGTGTAAGGAAGAGTTCCCCCCAGAAATATGCCGTATCAATGCTACGGACTTGGCGTTTGGTACTCCGGGTTTGCGTTCCGTTTTAATTATATATTTTTCTGGAACAGCACCGGAACCAAAGGCTTCAGGGTCATCAGGGGAACCCAATAGTTCTGCTTGTACAATGTCCCTAGTTGTTTCGTTAGAGACACCGCCTGCCCATGCTGTGATGGGTTGTTTAAATCTTCTACCCTGCCACCAGTCTGGGTACATTCCTGTAAGGTGATAGGACATTTCAGCCGCACCACAATAGGACTTACCGATACGGTTAGCCGCCATCAAGAGGCGTTGTGAGTTATTTGCTCCTGTTTTATGAAAGCCCTGTTGGTAAGGGTAAGGATCGTACTGATCTATCTTGTTAAATCTTTCTAGTCTGTTTAAAGCCTTTGCTAACTCAAGTGCCCTAGTGTTTGTATCCAAGAGAGGCTAACTCCTTCTTAATGTCTTCCGCACTCATTTGATCTATAGTGGTGGTTTCTATCTTTTCAACTGGTTTCATACCTGCCCTGTCAAGGATATCTTTTACTGCCCCCAATCTTACGGACTCACTCTCTGCATTTTCAGCCAAGTCAGTAACCCATTTAAGTGCTTGTGGTATCTTATCCTGTAAGGCTTTGTAGGTAGCATCCTTAATCTGTTCACTAAGTTTGTTCTTTAACTGGTGACCTTGTGCTTTAGCAGTCTTTTCTGAGTATCCCGCATGGATGGCACTCTTGGTGGCATTACCACTCCTCACATACTCCTGAATGAATAGGTCTTGCTTGTCTGTCATATACGCTCTCAGAGGCTCTGTAATGGCCTGTACGGGGTTTTAAGGGTCTAGGGTAGGCTAGG